ATTTAGATTAGAAGAAAGTGCAGGTGTGTAATCTAACATACCAGCAGCTGCTAGAGCTGAAGCTACGTCTGAAGAACAAAGGATAAAGTTACCTTTACCACGTCTTGTTTCTTTAGCGATTACGTTACACTCTCTTTCGATTTGCATGATTAAGCCTTTGAATCTCTCAACCATCCATCTTCCATCAGAGTCTGTATTAACATCGAATACACCAGAAACAGCTGTTGAAGACTGTAAAGCTCCGATTTTAGCAGTTTTAAGAACTGTTCTAACAACTTCTCTGTTGATCTCTGCAAGGATCTCAGCAGATAGAATGTTAGCTAGTTCGCCTTCTGCATCTAAACCGTGGATAGCTTTAAGGTCTTGAGCTAGTTCCATTGTGTATTCAGCTTTAAGAGCTCTTGACTTAGCAGTCACAGTTGATTTCTCAATTGTGAAAGCCATTTCACCGTAAGCACCGTCTCCGGTTTCACCTACGCCAAGTCTCTCTGCGTCTGCTGTAGCGATACCACCACCGAATGTTGAAACTGTGTCAGCTTCGTCGGCAATTGTTCCGTCTGTATCAGCATCTACAACACCACTTAATCCTGTTGGATCAGCTTGGTGTGTACCAGTTCCAGAGAAAGAAGTATCAGCTTCGTTAAATAAAGCTTCTGTACCACTCTGTGAGCTGTATTTTGATTTCATTGCAAAGATAAGTCCTGTAGGACCACTCATTGGCTGAACACCAGCGATATCATATGCAATCAAGTTAGGCATTGCTCTTCTTACGAGAGAAATTAATACTGGGTCAAAAGTTCCAATGTTATTTGGAGCTGAACCTGAACCAATATTGTTAGCAGCAGCTGCTTCAGAAATAAAATTTCCTTGAGCTTGTGCTCTTTCTTCTCTAAGGGCAACTTCTTGGTTTTCTAATAGTCTAGCTGTAACAGCTTTTCTATATCTGTCGGAAATTTCAGGTGCTGATTCGTGCTCGAGAACAGGACCCCATTTTTCCATTAATTTTGCGTCTGCGTTAAACATTTCTGTTTTCCCCTATTTTTACTTTTTAAAGTTAGTTATAGCTTGTGTATATCTAGCCATAGACTCGGAAACTGCTTCTTCAGCAACTTCACCATCGCCTAATAGACTGTCAACTTCATCAACTGATTCTTCAGAATCTTGTTTGAAGTATGATTCTTTAACAGTTTTCACTTTCATTTCAAAAGTTTCTCTATTATCGAATTCGATATCTTCTACTAAAGATGCTAATTTTTCAGCTTCTGTTTCTGCAAGCCCTGAAGATTGTTCTCTTACTACTTCTTTCTTTTCAAATTCTTGAACAGCAGAATGTAGTTTGATATTATCTTCTGTGGTTTTGTTTAAAGATTCCTCTAGTTCAGTAACCTGTTCGTTGAGTTCATCAACTAAGTCAACCTTACCTTCTGGAACTTCGATATAGTGCTCTTTGAACACTGACTGAAGTGAAGTCATGAAGTCTTCAGCAATTTCGGTTCTTAAACCATTTGTTACTGCTACTTCGTTCTCTTTCATCCAATTTTCAACTACGTAGTTTAAGTAAGAATCTACTTTCTCTACAAGTGAATTTTGAACATCAGATACTTCTTCTTCTAAATTTTGCGCGTACTCTGACTCTAGTCTGTCGATTTCTTGCGATAACTTAGATGTTAACACTGCTTCAAAGATAGCGTGAGCTTTGTCTTTGAATCCTTCAGAAAGAGTTGCCTCTTCTGAAATGATGTTTTCTAGATCTTCGTCAAAATCAATAGCTTCAACTTTCGCCTTAGCTTTTGGATCTTCAGCTTTCTTAACACCTTTTATAGCGTCATCAGCTGATTTGACTGAAGCTTCTTCGTCATCACCAAGAACCATTTTAGAGAACATTTTTTGCGCTTCTTCTTTACGAGCTGCTTTAAGCATATCTACTGCGGCTTGAATTACGCCAGCTTTTGTTTTAGGAACAGATACAGTCTCCTTTTTAGGTTCGTGTTCTTCTTCCTCTTCCTCATGCTTGCCTTCTTCAAGAGTTTCTTCTTCAGATTCAACTTCCTCGTCTAAAATTTCTTCTTCAACGAGCTCTTCTGTTGTTTCTTCAGATACTTGCTCTTCAGATATGTCTTGAGCTACTTCGTTTTTAATAGCGTCGTCTGACATAATCATTCTCCTATGATTTTAGATTTAACTTAGAGAGGAAATTTTTAAAAGCTCTAATTTCAGCTTCCGGCAATCCAGTAGCTGGAGTGCTTTTAATTTCAGTCTCAATTTCTTCAATATCTCGTTGTCGAATAAGCCCATTATCCCATACCCATTCAACTCCTTCCATAACACCATTTACAAATGCAGACGGTGCGGATGGATCTTGAACTATATCTATAGTTGATAACATAAAATCGTTACCTACATATTGAGCTCCATTCTTCTGTACGAGACTTCCCATACCACGACTTGATACACCAAGCTTAACACCACCTTCGAGCAAACCTTCAACGATTTGTCCCATAGGGGTCTTAAGAATTGATGCTTTTCCTATAACATCATTTCCCTGCCAATGCAGATCAGTGATCTTATGCGAAACTTTGTCCAGGTTAACTGTTGGTCCTTCTGGATGATTTAACTCTCCAACAGCTCTTCCTGTTTTAACTTGTTCGGTCACGTATTTGTCAACGGCTTTCTCCATGACTTTCTTTTCGTATATGCGACCATTTCTGTTCTTTTGATTGGATTGCATGAATACGCCTTCAATAAAATAGTTCTTTGAACCATCTTTTTTAGCTTCTGCAATCACTTCGAGATTGTTTTCTACATATTCAGTTATCAGTTTCATATTAGATACCTAGTAGTTTAATCATATCATCTGCAGCACTTTGAGCTTCTTTTTCACTTTTAAAGTTACTATCGAGAAGTTCTCCGTCAACATAAACACCAAATTTGTTACCCTTTTTAGTAAGGATAACCTCTTTGTCTTTACGCTTACCAGCTTTGAAAGATTTTACCTTCTTTTCTCCACCAGAAAGTTTAACTTTTTCTCTTAGTTCTACAAATGATAGCATTTATTCTTCTTCTTGTTTCTCAGCTTGTTTACGCTGAACTAAACTTGATGCTATTTCGACTTTGCGTGCATCAAGTGCGGCTGTCATTTTATCAGCCATAATTCCTTCGAATTCTTTATTGGCTTTTACATTATCGCCATCTTTTAAATTTGTTATCAAATCAGTTACTGCCATTTTATTTTTCCTATTATATATTTATAAAAATTTGGTTCTCATTAATCAAATCTTGGATCATCAGGATCTGGCATATCATTTTCACCGTCCTTTCTTTCCTGTTCGATTTGTTTTTTAATTTCCTCGATTTCTTCATCATTGAATCGAAGAACATTTTTTCGTACCCACTCATTGGATATGAATCTACCAATATGCTCATCTAATGAACTTAGCATATCAAATCTTTCACGTATCATTTCAGATTGTTTTAATTCAGAAAAATAGTTATCTTCAATAAAGTCAAAGACTATTTTCTCTTTCCAATCACGCCAATCATCTTTTGTAATGATACCCTTTAACAAGAGTTGAGTTTTTAGTAATTGCATGAATAAGTCAGAGAATCTCTTTCTTAATCTATCAATAAACTTCTTAAACTTAACTTCATCTCTTGTTATCTCAGTTGTTCTACCTAAACTATACTGAGCTTCTTGTTCTAATCTATTCACTGGTACATTCAATGATTTATATAATTTCTTTTGGAAATATATAATATCATCAATTTGTCCCAAGTTCTCGCCGCCTGGTAGCGTAGTGATTTCAGTTCCTCTTCCACCTTCTCTTCTCGGTAAGAAGAAATCTTCCAACATACTCATATGTTTTCGATCATCTTTGATATCACCAGTCTTAGCATCATATACCAATTTGTTTCTATATTGATTCATAATACCTCTAAGGTATTCTTCTGCCTTACCTTTTGGTAAGTTACCAACATCAATATAAAATATCCTGCGTTCTGGGGCACGAGATATTCTGTATATGACCAATGAATCTTCCATCATTCTTAATTGATTCACTGGCTTTAATGCCTTATGTAAATATGATAAGATCCTTTTTCTACCTGGATCCATCTGACCTGATGTACAATAAGCAATTGCATCAGGGTAAATCTTTAATCCCTGACTTGCAGCATTCATTGTTTTATCTTGATATAGGAAGTACTCATCTACTTTCTTAATCAATTTTGCTCCAGTTTTAGGATCTGTTTCCTCTTCAACTTCTTTTATTTTACGAAGTTTTGTAGGATCAATATATCTTAATTCTTTTATTCCTTGTTTAGGATTTTCATTGTTAATAATAATATGATATGGTAATCTTCCATCAACATACCATTTTCTAAAAATATCATGCGCGTATGAATTAAAACCTAAAAGTGAAAGAATACTATCAAACTCATGTTTCACAGCCTCTTTAATTTTATCTGATATTTCTAATTCATCTAGTATAAGATTAACAGGAGAATCTTCATGATCTCCTACAATTGCTTCATTAACAATATCTTCGATTGCAGCATCACATTCAGGCTGTGAAGATATGTCTCTGTATTTCATAATAAGATCAACATCGGTTTTAGCTTTGTCGCCGTCCATATCGATATACGCACCAAAGTGACCACCAGCTTGTATTACGCCGGCGCCGTCATCTGTATCTGTGCGTGGAACGAACGAAGGCCTTACAGGCTCTTTGCTTTTCCTATTGATCTCGAATCCAAAAAATTCTGCCATAATTTACCTCATATTATTGGGGGAGTTTCCTCCCCCGCCAATATTTATTTATACCTTAAGAAGTTGTGTTAGATTCCCAGTATTGTACCTGGAATTCAACAGTAAATTCTTCGATTGTGTTTTCTGAGTCATAACTGACTTCAATCTCTGAGATATTTGTAGGGAATAATCCTCTAAAATCATATCTCTTAGTTGGCTCACCAGCTTTATTCAATTGTTCAACAATTGCGTCAGCTTGGTAATCACTTGGATTTGAAAGTCCGGTATTTTCGTTATGACTATTGATGCCGTTCATCCAACGCTCCATTGCGTTTCGAACTTCGAAACCAACATCATTAATAACAGTGATTGTCCAAGGATCAAATGTTCTGTCACCAGCAATCTGTAATTGTCTACCTCTGAAAAGTACAGGGATAGGTGCAATCACTGATGAAGGCATTTGAGCTGTTTTACACATAAATGATGTTAATTCAACATCACCTTGTGCATAACTTGGATAGTTCATAGTTACTTTAAATAGGTTGGATCTTGCGCCACCGCCTACTAGTTTAGATTTAAAATCATCTACTCCTAAAATTGCCATGTCTTAATCCTCCTATTGTCCAGCGATCTCGGAGAATTCAACTCCGGTTCTGGTTGCTATGAAGTTCAATGTAATGAAGTTAATAGATCTTGCTGGTTTGATATACATATCAGCTACAAATCTATTTGCATCAATTACTTGACCTGTGTTATTTGTTTCGTCACAAACTACTAAGAAGTCAGTTATACCTCTTCTACCTTTGACATCCCTTAGGAATGGCTCGATAAGATTTCTAAACTGAGCTCTTGTGAATTCGTCGTTAAATTCGAATAGTTGAGCTTTAGCAGCAGTGCTAATAGCCTTTTCTAATACGATGAATAATCTACGTACATTAATTCTATCGAATGCTGAAGGTCTACTTAATAAAGTTTTGTCACCAAATAATAATGTACCTTGACCAGGTAGTGATACTATTGGGTTGACTCTTGCTTTATAAAGAGTATCTCTATCAGCTTTCTTAGGATTAAATGCTAATTTAGTTACGCCGAGTAACTGCCCTCTATTAACACCTGCAGGTGAGAACCATGCATCTGCTACATTATCAGCATTCGCACATAGGCCTGCATGATGTCCAGCAGCTCCAATCCATCTGTATACATCATTGTATTTGTCGTATACATATAGTGCTGTTGAATCACATGCTGCATATGATGATGATGTTAAACCATCAGCAAAAGCTTTTACATCAGCAGCTGGTGTTGAAGTACCTACAGTATCTTCGATTGGAGGTGATACAAAAGCCATACAATCTTTTCTTGATGCAGCAATTGCGATTAAATCTTCTGCTATATCTTCAGCGCCGTTAGCGTCTGGAGCAGCAAAAAGAAGATTCACATCTTCAGTTTCAGCATCTTCTAAAAGATCATATCCTGTTTGAATTTCTCCAACTGTAGGAAGGTTATCGTCTGTTCCACCCGAAAGTGAACTCTCGATTGCAGCGTTATTTGTGGTAAATGAAGTATTATCGGCTACTGTCTCTCCAGCATCGGAAAGTGAAGTATCATGATCGGACCACCAAATATAATTAGAGTTATTATTAATAACATCTTTATAATAGTTAGTAGTACCATCAGTTTTCTTTGCATCTGAAGCTTGTGAAACAAATGCAAATGTTTCTAATACTGTACCTGGTGTGCCAGAAATAACTCCATCTTCGTCGATAACCGCAATATGCAATTCATCGTTTGCAGATGTTTTACCAAGACCTGACGCATAGTCAGAAGTTCCTGGCGCAGCATCAAAGCTACCAGAATATGTCCAACCTGCAAAGTCAGAAATACCCTGTGTAATCATTGATACTTTTAAGCTATTTCCAATAGCTCCTGGATACTTAGCCACCCAATTACCAACATCTAGGCTACCATCAGCGTAATTGTTTTCGTAGTCATCTTTATTCTTAATGAGTTGTCCGGAACCATCTGCAGTCGCGTTGTCGTGACCTGAGGCTACTCGAACTACTTTCAGCGCGTTTCCATACTTTAAGAATGACGCAGCTACGAGAAAGTATTTAAAAGTATTGTTGTCTGGTGCACCAAATTTTTCTGCAAGTTCATTTTCAGAACTAACAGTAGTGACTTGATCTACCGGACCCCAATTGAATGATCCTGCGAAACCACCAATAGATGTTGATACCGCTGGGACTACATTCGTAGCATCGATCTCTTTGATCTCGACGCCTGGTGATACTTGAAATGCCATCGCTTTGTCCTCTATGTTATTGAGTTAGTTAATAAGTTATACATAATACGAATCTTCAATACTATTATTTATAAATATATTGATCTCAGTGATCATTGTCATCATTGCGTAATGCAACATCACTGACCATAAACAATTTATTTGGATGTACTGAGACTCTAAATTGAGTCATTGTTTTTCTATTGACCAACATTTCAGAAGCTGTATCCTTCTCTGTTAGTCCTATTTCTATTGTATATTTACGATTATTAAATATTACTCCATGTTCTATTACTGGTCGTTTATCAAATGGTTCCATACCTCTTGTTGGTTCAGAAATATCAACTATTTCACTCTCAAATTGATATCCGTTCTTCTTCCAAATGACTGTATCCCCTTCGATCTGCATTTTATCAACATGTAACATTGTTGCTGATGCAGAATTACCTGTATCAAATTTAGCACGTATTGGACTGTCTTCCATGCCATCTAATATGATACTTTCAATATAACCCACTTCGTATCGCATGTGTGGTCTTCTTCTACGCTCTTCGCTAAAGAATTTTAATACTACATCTAGAACTTGTTTATCTGAAATTTTCTTAGTTGGTTCACCACTTTTAATATCATATCCCATAAAGTGTGATCTTATTCCTGGTGATCCATTGACCTCGATAATATAATAGTTTTTACCAACTTTACAATGATCAACACCACAGTATTCAGCACCCATTGCTCGAGCAGCATTAATGACCAGTGTTTTTTCCTCATCAGATAATATATAAGGTAATGTTTCAGCACCTAAATGAACATTGTTACGAAATTCATTCTTTTTCACTTTTACTCTTTCAGCACTTCCAATAATTTTACCATCAACTAATAATGTTCGTATATCAGATTTTAAATCAAAGTATTCCTGAATTAATAAATCAGCGTGAAACTTCCAAAGTGATTGTGCAACCGAAACAAGTGAAGCCATATCATTGACCTTTGAAACACCAACACCTTGTGTACCTTTAAGTGTTTTAATAATCACTGGAAATTTACCACCAATATTTTGATGAGCTTGTTCAATAGATTTTACATTGTTTATAATAGATGTTCTTGGTACTGGGATATTATTTCTTTCAAGTGCAATAATATTTGACATTTTATTATCACATCTTAACATACTTTCTAAATCATTAATTAAAAAGAATCCAATTGTTTGTAGTGATGATACTAATGCTTGTGCTGTAAGTGACTTAATTGCTCCAGCTCTTACAAAAACCAATGCATTTTTAATATTAATAGTTACATTATTATCTTTACCATCAACATTATGGATAGTTACCTCTCCAATTTCAACATCTTTTGAAGCCATATAAGCTTCTTGTACATCAATCATGGTAGTTTTCATACCATATTTTTTAGTTAATTGTTGAATATGATCCGCAAAAGTTCCCTCTTCGTCTCCCAAGCCTAATATCACAACATGTAGATCTTTCATAGGAATCTCTTCATGTTGATCTTCTATTAAAAATTCTGTGAACCTTTCCATTCTGCCTCGAACCAAATATTTCCGTCGTTATCCTTTGTATATTTATCCTTTTCATAATTACCACTTTCGACATAACCAAATGGTAACATATCATCTTGTATTGCCTTTAATCGCTCTTTATAGAGCATGTCCTTCATATCAATATTTGTCAATGATTGGAATATATCTGTTGTTGTAAACCAAGCAAATAATACTAAATTCATCATTAAGTCATCGTGATTGGGTGCAATTGCTTGAAAGGAATTGCCTTTACTAACAAATGTACTCATCTCAATAATTGTTTGTGCATCATGTATTGTTAATTTACCTTGTTCTATTAAGTCTTTAATACTTGAACAACCAATTCGTTTTACTCTTCTTGTCATTGTAGCACCAAGAGCATTTGCTTTAATGCTAGACTCTACAAACATATTTTCATATTCTAAATCATAGTAAAGACCATTACACACAATTGCTCCTTGGTCATTACTTTCAATTACAACATATGCATTATTATAAGTTTTTGCATATTTGTACACAATATCAGGTAAGAGCATTGGAGATATATTATTATCTCTAAATACACAAACCTGTTCAAAGGGTTGTTTGGTTACATCAATAATAGTAAATGTACTATAATCTTGACTTCTTCCCTTTGATACATCAACAGTCATGACATATTCATGTTCATCTTTTGGCTGTTCATATATAAAAACATTCTCTTTATAGAACTCAGGATCTCTACTCTGTTGTGCTAATAAATGATTAGCTCCAATGAGAGTATTTCCTCTACCGTGGAATGTATTACCAAACTCCTGCTCAAACTGTAATTCAGAAGTATTGTTTATTGTTTCTTGTTTCCACTTCTCATCACGTCCTGGAACATCCCACCAATCAACTCTAAAAGGTTTAAATTCGTTTGTTCCTTGTACAGCTCCTTCCCATAGTTTATGGTATATATTACCTATTCCATTTGCTGTAGATGTAATCACAATTTGTGTATCTTTACCATC